CTCGAACCCGCGACAACCGGTACCACAAACCGGGGCTCTACCAACTGAGCTACCTCCACCATTAAATGGTATCAGTAGGTGGATTTGAACCACCGACCTACGCCTTATCAGGGCGTTGCTCTACCACTGAGCTATACTGATATTATTTCATTACAAAAATCTTGGTCACCAAAATGGTTCCAACCACCGTTGATTTGTATAGACATATTCTTTTTAGTTGTTAGGTGATAGTTAATGCACCATAGTAATATTTCAGAATCTATCTTTTTACCAGTTTCAGTAATGTGCAAATACGATATACCTGATTTAGTAGTTTTATCTTGAATGATTATTCCACTTAGATCAGGCCGTAGCCATTCGGGGTATACTTTATTAGTATCCACTAACCAACTGCATACAAATCTTTTACAAGGTTCTTTAGGACGTTCTTCATAGATCGAACATCCACTGTCACATAAGAAGTGACATTTCTTTCCGGGATAAAAGGTTCTCCCATAAACTGTGCCAGCAAGCCAGCCTTCACAGCAAGCCGTGCAGTCACCACATTTACGAGCTGTTTCCGAAAAAAACATGAAAACTCCAAAATAGGTGCTTCTCCTCTGCGGCGGTAATTTAGCGCATCAAGAGCCGAGAATCCCCAACCCCATCGCACACGCCCTCCACCCGCTTCGCGACCAGAGAAGATTTTCGCATAGCCAGCGCCGGTTAGGTTAATCCGGAACCACCCGTGCATATCATTGCACTTCTCATCCTGCGGGTCACAGTATCCGTTGATTAGACGGAACGTAATGGTGGAGATGGACGGGATCGAACCGACGACATTTAGCTTGCAAAGCTAACGCTCTCCCAACTGAGCTACATCCCCAAACTTGGTTGCGGGAGCAGGAATTGAACCTGCCTATATGGCTTATGAGACCATCGAGTAACCACTACTCTATCCCGCTTCAAACTCTAATTTGGTACACCGTACGGGATTCGAACCCGTGATCTTCGCCGTGAAAGGGCGATGTCCTAAGCCGCTAGACGAACGGTGCATTAAATTATAAACATTACTTATACAAAAAGGCTGGTGGGAAAGGAAGGATTCGAACCTACTCAGCTAATAGCGCCAGATTTACAGTCTGGTGTGACTCTCCAACTTCACCGCTTGCCCACATGAATTTTTACCACACTCTTTCGAATGTGGGTAGATAAGTGCAGGATTCATCAGTTACGATGTGATCACGCCTTTGACCGCGATCCTGCACTTATCTACTCTAGGTTTTTACCACCGGTGTTTTCGCCACCGGCTTCTCATCCCCTAGGCCGCCCACGTTAGTAGCAATTTATTTTGAGTGCCTTGCAGGACCGCGTTCCCTATTAGCACTTTAAACACTATATACTCGGGTCGTTATCTTGTCAACTACAAAATAAAAAACCCCGGAGTATTTCTACTTCGGGGTCCGCATAGCATATAGTTATATGAGTACAACCTTATACTGTGCTTCCCCCCTCTAGAATCGGATCATGATTTTGTCCGCAGAAGAAGACGCCTGACCAATAACTGGTCATACGCTCTGTTCTTAAAAACGATTTCTTCGTCTGCTTCATCATATCCTTATTATACACAGAAGTTTTCTTCTGTCAACCTATTTATGCAACTTTATTTATCTTTTTGAAAAATGAGGTATTTTTGGTACCCTAGAAGGGACTCGAACCCCCACTCTTTCGAAGCAGATTTTGAGTCTGCCGTGTCTACCAATTCCACCACTAGGGCTCTTATTTGAATTTTAGATTCTTGTTTGCTTGTTTAAATTTTCTAACCATTGTACCCGACAAACGCCAGGCTTGTTTTTCCCAGGGCTGCTGACTGTAAGATGTATCTGTATGATCTACACCCTTCCAGTAACATTTAGAATAGTATGTGGTCCATTCCTTTTTGATACTCTGCTTAACATGAATCATTTCATGCATTGTAGTTTCAAGCAGTTGATGAACAGTTTGTTTCTTCCACAACTCCATGTGAAAACTATTATAACCACTTACGTTGACAACTGACCCGTAGTCACCGGGCAATAAACTTATGCCGTCTTGCTTTTTTAGTTCAACATTAAGGCGTAGGGAACGAATTGTGGGTAGCTTTAAATTGATATAAAACTTAATGGCTTTTTCAACTAACTTACGCTGTTTAGCATTGCCACCTGTTATGGAAAGTTCTATCATACTGTGTCCCTTTCACTGTGTTGAAGCTTTGATTACTACATGTTATATTTATCACACCCTTTAATATAACAAAAAACTACACTGATGTCAAGTATACTAAAGTAGTTAACAGAGTACTTAAAAATCAAAATTATACAGAGATAGGTCTTTTAGATTAGAACTGTTTTCAATGATGTTTTTATAAGAATTACTTAAATCAACAAAATCAGTATTATGATCAAGTCGCCGATCTAATGTAAAAAATTTAAAGAAGTGTTTATACCAAGGTTTTTCAGAAAGTAAATCCTCTAGAGGGTATCTAAATTTTAAATCAAATTCATTATATACGCCACTATACAAAGCCATATGTTTCTTTAAATCTTCAAAGCCTGTATTCTTTAAAATTGGTAGTTTGATATCGACTCCTAGAGATCGATAAAACTCTGCTTTATAAAGCATACTGTTAATTTTGTTAGATGATTGAAAGTATGAATTATAATCGTCGGATGTTTTTTGTAAAGTATTATGCAAATAAATTTTCTTATCCGTAGCTAAACGCACATTTTCTTCGTAGCCCAAATATAAAGACTGGGGGTCTAAATAAAAAAGATCTTTGAATAAAGTTAAATTTTGTTCGCTAGCGTATGCATAATACGGCGCAGCAATACTTACAATCTGATCTTTTAGTGCTATTTCTATTGTGGAGTGGCCGTTAGCCCACTTATAGTAATAAAAAATAGGAGGTTCGCCGCCCATGATTACAGGGGCTGAATTACCCAATTGAGACAAAAATTTTAAATGACAAGCTACTTGAGGACTAGATGTTTTGTATTTTAGTGCTAGATCAGCTAGCTCGTTACTGTTTAAGAAATCATACAAGTCAACATCAATAACTTCTAATGGTACATCCCAGTCGTTGCATAACCGCTGACTAGCGATTAAGTCTCTAGAATTTATCACAGAGTCTTGCCAGATACCTGCATAAGTTATAGCCCGTACTTTTACACCCAGTTTTCTAGCCGCCTGCAAAGAAAATTGACTATCAATTCCGCCGCTCAAGCATACTGTAGCTTCATTTATATTAGCAAAATAGGGTGACCAGCTATCCCAAATGGTGCAGTTATTAGTTGGTTTTTCTATGTTTGATTTTACTACGGTACCCGAGTCCGTGTAACTAACTTCAAAGCATTTACCCAGCGAAACTACATCAACCATAATCACTTTCTCAATTGAACAAAACTGATAAATACTTATATAAATATAGCGACACTTAAACGCTAATTTGGAGCCAACATGAAATATTTAGTAGCACTAGACCCCAATCTTTATGCAGATAATGAAGCAGCAGTTGCCGCCATTACTGCTACGGGTGCTGGAATCGTCAACAACTATGCTTTTAATTTAACCTTTGAAATTGAAGCCACAACTGAACAATTTAACAGTTTAGCTGGTGTGGTCATGTCACAGGATTCAAGTGTTTCAGTTAATGTTAAACTACAAATTGCAAATACTGACCACTTGCGTTATTGCACAGGTACTACAGAAGATCCTAGACCCTGGAACCCAATTACCACAGGCGCGGGCGAATATGTTTATCTAGTTGATACTGGTGTTAAAAAATCACACGCAGAATTCGTTGAAGCTGATATCATCGATCTTTGGAGCAATTTTGCAAATGATCCAACTATTGGTTTATACGATGATGAGGCAGGTCACGGTACCGCTGTAGCAAGTTTGATCGTTGGCTTACGACAAGGTACAGCAAAGAACGCAACATTATATAACTTGAAATTGTTTAACGAAAATAACGGCAACATTACCATTGGTGAAATTATAAATGCGCTAAACGCTGTTCTTTATCACCACAACGGTAACTTACTGTCAAAAGCAAAAATCGTTTGCTTACCATGGGTTATTCCACAGAACAATTTCGTTGATGCAAAGATCAACGAAATGAATGAAAACAATTTAGTTGTTGTTTGTGCAGCAGGTAACGACGGTGCTGATGTAAACTTATATTCACCAGCTGGTGTTACTAATGCAATCACATGCGGTGCGTATGATAGAAACTATAATGTATCATCATTTACAAATGCGCCATGGGGCGGCACAGGCTCAACAGGATTTGTAAACTATGGTGCCGAGTTAGATATTTTTGCACTAGGTGTTGATATCGATGTAGCAGCAACCACTGGAACAAACGACTATGTTACAACTAGTGGTACAAGTCTTGCAGCAGGTATTGTTGCTGGTATTGCAAGTCATTATACTTCTCGATATTCAACTAAGACTGCAAAACAAATCAAAGACATTATGATCCAGGAAGGTCGTTATGAAGGTTCTACACTATTGAACTTTGATAATAGCGATCCTGCTATAAATTATAATCTTGTTAACAAGTCAATTATTACTACAGATAATGCCGATTCGGCACAGATTGCAGGAGTTCCGTCCGGTAAACTATTAGATGTGCAAGTTGGTACTTCAGCAACTGCAAATATTGAAATAAACCAAAGTGCAACTGAACTAGCTACACTAGACTTTGCACCAACACCCCCATTTATTACTTTTGATAGTGCAACAGGTATTGTATCAGTTGATGCAACAAACCTATCGCCAAATGTTCAAGTACCAGGTGTTTATATTTTTGCGGTTAAAGGTAAAGTCAATAACAGTATCGTCGTAGAAGAATATAGCGTAGGCTTGTACAACACCAGCCAAAGCGAACTAGATTCAACTAGCCAGTTCTATTATGACGCTGATGCAGACGAGTATGATTTAGTTGTTTCATATCAAGTTGCACCTGCAAGTAAGAAATAACATACTCAAAATAATCTAAAATTTAAAGCCCGTATTTTAAATAATACGGGCTTTTTTATGACCGTGCATATAGATCTTACAACATCAAATACCGTTTACAATCCTCTAAGCGCACAAGGAAGCTGGATTCAGCACAGATTTGGCAAGAGGGATTATCCCAATATTGAATTAGACGCGGCTAGAGTAATAGATTATCTTTCGCAGACAGACGATCAAATATTCCTAACTAGTTCTTTTGGTGATTCACTTTGCTATAGTGGTATTACTGAGTTATTAAAATTAAACAAAAGTTTTATCATTCATTCCTATGCTAATATAAAAAATAACAAGTTGTTTGATACATTAGCAGATTCTTCTAATACTATTGCAATCAAGTTAAGCGGTATTAATCATTTAGCAGATAAAATTTATTTGAACTCTAAATGGAATATTATAAAAAATAATATTTCAATACTAAAAAACAAATGTTTAATAGAGTTTGAACTATTTGAGCACAATGCTTGTCAGGTTAATGAAGTTTTAGAACTCTGTGACCAGTATAACATTAGATTAAAAATATCACCGGGCACTAGTTTAAATGGTGTAGTACTATCAGAATACAAGCGTGGGTTCAGTAGTATTATTGATGAAGATAAAAACTGGTTATACGATACTATAAGTTTAAATAGTCCATTCCCAGATGACTTTCTACTACCAGCAGAGCTGCTAAAGTTTAATGTTGACCGCATTAATCCTGTTAGATTAGTTCAGACTACTGATGGTTACCAAACACTAAGAACTTTTGTAAAAGACGTAAAAGGAAAAAGTATTTTAGATCATCCCTTAACATTTAAAGCACAAAGTGAAAAAAGTCAAAGACCATTAAATGGTTTTAGTTTAAGTGTAACTGGACATGTGTTTCCAAACGAAAATATAACCAAATACTTTTCAAACATGCTTTGTACTGACTGGAAAGTAAGCTATAAAGATGTTTTTAATGGTGGTTATACTAATAATTATTTGCACAATGTAGCAAAACTAGTTAACCAAATCAACTCGCTGGATCTTAATAAAATACACTATAGTAATAGTCTTAGAAGTGTTCTAAGCTATCTTAGTGATAGCAATATCTGATATATTATTACAAAAATCAAACGGACATTCTGTTTCGGATGACGGTAACTCCCAACTATCTAAATTAGAAATATTACCAAAGTGTTTGGCTCCACACCAACTACTGTAAATGTCACCGCTAGCATCTATGTTAATGCTTTCAAAACCCAAGGAACATTTCATTCCTTTAAACTTATTGAGACCCTCATTAATTATTAAATGGCTTTGCACATATTTTGCTGTGCCGTCGTCATAAAGAAACTCTGTCATCCAGGCAGTTGGATCTGGTGGAGGTGGCTGAGGTGCATTTGGATCTGGGGGCGGGGCAGGTCTTGGTTTAATACCAGGACGTCTTAAAACTTCTAATTCAGCTTCAGTATAAGGCCAATATGTTTCTTGTCTACTATTACGTCCTAGTAATTTAGCATACATAGTTTTGACACATATGCTCACATTATCATATCTATTACGCTCGCAGTTTAAAAATAAACTACGCAGGTCCTCAACCCAATCACCCAATGATTCAACTTCACCTGCTACACCAGCAATGTTAATATCTATGGTTACATGGTCTTTAATTTCATTTATTACTGCAATTAAATGATCTCTAGATTGTGTTCTTGGATGAAATGTAATAACTACACCATCTAGATACTCTTTTGCTTTGCTCCACCAGTTAATAGTACGGCTAGCATTAGTAAAAACAACGCTGTTTGTTCTGTACTCTGAAATGCGGCGAATAATATCCTCAAAGCCCGGCATAACAGTAACTTCGCCACCTATAAGTTCAAAGTCAACACGCTTGTTTTGATTATTATAATGAGTACATATTCTGTCAACGGTATTCAAATAAGCATCCAGCGGTAGCCAGGGCTTAGAACCGTCGTGCAGTATAGTAGGACAATATTCGCAATTATAATTGCACTGATTGCCCATGTTCCACTGAACACGAATATTATCTATAGGACCTCTAGCATGTGGGCCTTTTACGGACACCAACTTTGCCATCTTATCGTCCTACAATAACTGTTGGTGCGCCGGCAATAACAGAATGGCCGCAGGCCGCGGTACTAATTGATTCTACTGTAACTGGTTTAAATTCAGCAAAAACTGTTGTGCTAGCAGAAACAATGGATGGTTGGATATGCGGTGCGTCGCCATGTGTAGCAACTAAATCGTTAATTACACTAACTGTCGAATATTCAGCTTTAACTGAAGGCGCACCAGGGCCTATTATAATTCCTGTGCCTGCAAGTGATGCTGTTACTTTTGCTATTCCTGGCATAATATTATTTATGCCGGATCAGCATCATCCTCTTCACCTAGTTCTTCTTTAACTAGATCCAAGTATTCTTCTGCGGTTACTTCGTTAGTTTCTAGTACAGCAAAGATTTGGTTAGTATGTAAAAATACTTCATCACATTTTGCTGTTAGTGCAAAAGGTATTAACACTACGCTGTCGCCTGAAATAACTACAATTTTTGGGTGATGAATTGTTAATACAGTACCCTCTTCGTTGAAGCCCATTAGTCTTGCAACGATTTCGTCACCCTTATGCGACTTAATAGTTACAACTTTACCTGCTAGTGATTTTAGATTGTACATAATTATAAACTTCCCAATGAACCGTAATCAACAGGCTCTTTCATTTTGTCTTTAATACCATCAACACCCAGCGAACTTAGTCCTGCAAATCCACCTTCAACAAATAGCTTTCGTTGATAATAAATTTGAGGCATTGTTCTATGCCCTTCATTTAATACAAAATCTCTAGCGTCTGTGTCAGTTTCGATGTTGATTTCTTCAAACGCTATATTGTTATTCTTAAGTAGAGCCTTTGCCTGTAAACAATAACCACAGTTGTTTTTTGTGTATAGTGTTAGCATATTATAAACTTAACCCCTTAAATGTATCTTCTGTGACGTCCTGCTTAGTACCGCCAATTACATAACTACTTATTTCAGTTTCTTGCGGGGCAACCTGAACTTCGGCGCCGCTGATCCACTTTTGAGTCCACGGTAACGGGTTACTGCCAGGTGATTTAAAGGGAGGCTCTAATCCAACACTTTTCATACGCTTTGATGCGATCCATTCAACATATTGCTTTAGCAGTTCTGCATTAAGACCAATCATTGAACCGTCTTGGAACAGATAGTCTGCCCAATCCTTTTCTTGTCTGATTGCATCCATAAACATCTCTGTACATAGTCCTTTAGTTTCTTCTGCAATTTTAGCAAAGTCCGGGTCATCGGTTGGCAATGCTTTCAGCATATGCTGTGAACCTGCAAGATGCACGTTTTCATCTCGAGCGATCAGTTTAATAATCTTAGCATTGCCTTCCATCTTCTTTAGTTCAGCGAATGCCCAGCTACATGCAAAGCTAACATAAAAGCGAACACCCTCAAGAATATTAACGCCCATAATTGCGAGCCATATTTTCTTCTTTATATCATACAAGTCAACTACTACTTTTTTGCCGTTAACTGTATGTGTGCCTTCGCCTAGTAGATTGTACCAGCTGACGGCTTCAATGAGTTCATCGTAATTCTTACTGATACTTTCTGCACAGTTTACAATTTCTTTCATGTCTTTCATTTCATCAAAGACTTTGCTAGGATCACTGTAAATATTACGAATAATATGTGTATAGCTACGACTGTGGATAGTTTCGCTAAATGCCCAAGTCTCAATCCAAGTCTCAACTTCTGGCAAACTGACTATAGGCAAGAAAGCAACGTTAGGACTGCGACCTTGTACACTATCCAAAAGAATCTGTCTCTTTAGATTGCTGGTAAAAATATGTTGCTCGTGATCAGTTAAATCCTTAAAATCTTTTGCATCACGAAAAGTATCAACTTCTTCAGGTCGCCAAAAGAAACCTAACTGCTTGTCGGTTAATTTATCAAACTGGCGATACTTTAGAGTATCATAACGCTGCATGGTAACTGTACCACTAGCATCCAAAAACATTGTAGCAGTGGTATGGTCTTTGCGATTATTAGAATTAAAAACTGAATATGCCATTTTTTAGTACCTTAGATTTTGCAACTATCACAGTCGTCGTCGACTATGACTTGTGATTGTGGGAGCTCAACTTTAACATCAACTTCTCCCTGACCATCGTATGTGTTGTTATAGTACAACTGCTTGCCGCCGTACTTATAGAACATAACAATGTGCTGTAGAAGTAAACTCATTGGGATTTTCTCATCCTCAAAGTGCTGAGGATTATAACTGGTATTAACGCTAATGCCCTGGTCAATATACTTTTGCAACACAGCACAAATCTTTAAGTAACCTTCTGGGCTCTTTTGATCCCAGAGTAGATCATACTTGTTTTTGAGACGGCGGTATTCTGGAACCACTTGCTTGAGAACACCATCTTTACTCTGCTTAACACTTACATAACTGCGAGGAGGCTCAATACCATTAGTACTATTACTAATCTGCGCTGAAGTTTCAGCTGGCATTAAAGCCATTAGCGTACTGTTTCGAATACCATAGGCTTTAAGATCCTTACGCAACGATTTCCAATCCATGCGCTCTTTATGCTTCACTAAATCATCAACTTCTTTCTTATAAGTTTGATTTGGTGTAACACCGTCAGCATATTTAGTTTCATTGCTCTTTAAGCAGGCGCCCTTTTCTCGAGCAAGTTTAACGCTAGCCTTAATTAGATAATAACTCCATGCTTCTGCCCACTCGTCAACTAATTCTAAGTTTGGATTTTGATAACTTGAGTCGTTCTTAGCAAGCCAATAAGCAAAGTTAATAATGCCAACGCCTAGTGGACGACGATTCATTGTGCTTAGGCGTGCTGCTAACACAGGATAACTCTGATAATCTAGTAATTCATCCAATGCTCTAACCGCAAGTTCGCATGGCTTTTCAAAGTCCTCTGGACTCTTAATATTACCCCAATTGATTGCGCTCAATGTGCAGAGACTGATTTCGCCCTCTGGATCATTAATGTCCTTTAGCGGCTTAGTGGGTAAATTAATTTCACAACACAGATTGCTTTGATGTATAGGTGCTAAATCTTCCTTAAAGGCGCCATGACTATTAGCGTGATCGACATTCATTAGATAGATACGACCTGTGTCTTTACGTTCGGTTACAAACGCACTAAACAAGTCAACTGCTTTAACAACCTTTTTACGAATGCGAGTGTTGCGTTCTGCTGCTTCATAAAGTTCTCTAAACTTATCTTGATCAGCAAAAAATGCATCATACAATCCGGGAACATCGTGTGGCGAGAAAAGCGTAATGTCTGCACCAGTGAGAAGACGTTCGTACATTAGTTTGTTAAACTGAATGCCGTAGTCCATATGGCGCACTCGATTATCTTCTGTACCTTTGTTATTCTTTAGTACCAGTAGGTCTTCTACTTCGTAGTGCCAGATTGGATAGTAGAGTGTGGCTGCTCCACCTCTAACGCCGCCTTGCGAGCAGCTCTTGACCGCGCTCTGGAAGTGCTTATAAAACGGTATGACACCAGTGTGACTAGCATCACCGTTCCGAATGGGA